AGTGGAGACCTTACGCTTCCCTCTTTCAAACATCCGAGCGCAATACCACAAGCGCAATGTACTACTCGAAAACATTGGAGCAATTGGCATCCTGTCGTCTGAGAATAGCGACATGGCAGGGGCAATCCCAATGACCCCTGAGGAGAAGCAGCAAGTACAACGGGATTGGTTCAAACGGCAGAAAGACGAACTCATCATTACTGAGGCTAAGGTGAAGTGGACGCCAATGAGTTACCCGACCAAAGACCTGATGCTATTCGAGGAACTGACTGCGGACAAATTGGCTTTGTTCGATGCTTACGGGCTTAATGCTAATATCTTCAGTTCAGTGGAAGGGGCGACCTTCTCCAACGTGCGCGACTCCATCCGCATGATATACACCGACACCATCATCCCTGAAACGCAGAGCCTTTATGACTCGATGATGCGCCAATGGGGACTACATGAGCAGGGCTTCTACCTGAAGGCAGAATTCGACCACCTTCCTATCATGCAGGACGATGAAGTTCAGGCAGCGAACACCATGAAGATTAAAGCCGAGACACTGGAGAAGTTACGGAATTTAGGGGTGACTATGGACGAGGAAGAAATTCGTCATTTATTGAGAATTGATTACTAACTTTACAATATGAAAGGAAATTTATACAACACCAAGACGATTGACGACATCAAGGATATGGACTCTGAAAAGAGGCAGGTAGCAGTGTACCTGTCAAAGTTCGATTCAATCGATAGCGACTCTGATGTAATCCGCAAGGGAGCATTCAGTAAGTCCCTGTCCGAACGTGGCGTGAGCAGTACGAGCAATCGTAAGATAGCGTTCCTAAGGCACCACGATTGGCAGCAGCCGATTGGCAAGTGGTTAACTCTGCAGGAAGACGACTACGGGTTATTCGGGGTGGCGCAGATGGGCAACTCCACCATTGCCAAGGACGCATGGGAGGACTACAAGATGGGAATCATCCGAGAGCATTCCATTGGCTTCCAATACGTGCAGGACAAAATTAAATTTATGGAGGACACTTCCATGTTGGGAGGAGGCTTCTATGATATAACCGAGGTTAAACTATTCGAGGGCAGTGCAGTCACCTTTGGCGCGAATGAATTCACTCAAGTGGTGGAGGTCAAGTCAGCCGAGGATAAACGTACGAAACTCATAGAGACCTCTAAGCACATCGAGAACGTAATCAAATCCCTTACAACAGGTGAATACTCAGACGAAAGGGGTTACGCACTTGAGATGCGCTTAAAATGGCTTCAAAACGAATTCATGTTACTCTCAACGGCAGAGCCGTTCGCGAAAGACGAACACTCAGCCAAGGGGGAGCCAACGCAACAATTCGATTGGGCGCAAGTGGTTAAGCAGTTCACCAACAAGTAACTGGACACAATTTAAACTTTAACAAAGTGGAAAATTTAACACCTGAGCAAGTAGTCGAAAAATTGAACGGACTATTCGCAGAAAAAACAAAAGGGATGGCGACTTCTGAGGAAGTGAACGCTATCAAAAGTGAATTAGGGAAATTAACTTCCCTTGAGGAAAAGAGCGCAAACATCGAGAGCGCAATAGCAAAATTCGAGGCTAACCTCGAAGCATTGAAAGAAACTTCCAAGCAAGTGCAAACTAAAAAAGCACGAAACTTACGGGAGGCTATCTCCATGCAAATCGCTGAGAAGCATAGCGACATCATGGATACTTTGGAGAAGGGTAACAAGTTCGAATTAGAGGTTAAGACCGACACCGACTTGACCAACGACTACACTGGAAACGTGGCTCTATCCATCCTTGATTCAGGGGTGAATCGTATCGCACGACCAATCCGTAGGATATTGGAAATCGCTAACGTAGGAACAACTTCAAGCAAGTTCGTTACTTACATTCAGCAGACCACCGCATCTACTACTGCACCTGTGGCAGAAGCAGGATTGAAATCCAACGGACAAGTTCAGTACCAAGAGGTATCAGTGCAAGTGAAGAAGATTGCAGGTTTCATCAAGGTTTCAAAAGAAATGATTACCGACCTTTCTTTCATGCAAACTGAAATCAACAACGACTTGATTGAGGAAGTATTGAAGGACATCGACCAAGGTATTCTCTTAGGCAATGGCGCAGGTGCTAACTTAAACGGGGTTTACAACGTGGCAACGGCATGGGCGGCAGGTACTTTCGCAGGTGCAGTTCCTAACGCTACAATCATCGATGTACTTCGAGTGGCTAAGGCGCAAATTGAGGGCTTAAACCACATGCCGACTCACATCGTTCTTCATCCTGAGGATGTTGCTAAAATTGAATTAAGCAAGGCGACAGGTGGCGAATACACTTATCCTAACTTTGCCGTTGGTGCAGCACCTAACATGCAATTGAGTGGGTTAATCATCGTTCCTTCTACGCACATGACTGCAGGTACGTTCTTAGTGGGTGACTTCACCAAGTTCCACGTACGTATGCGCGAGGATGTTAACATCCAAGTGGGTTACGAAGGAGATGACTTCGCACGAAACATGGTATCAATCTTAGCCGAGGCACGTCTATGTTCATTCGTGAAAGCGAACGACACTGGAGCCTTCGTAAAAGGAACAGTATCAACTGCAATCGCTGCACTTTAATCTGAATCAATAATTTAATCTCACTCAAGATGGCACAGGAAATTAAAAAACGAGGAAGGAAGCCGAAGGCAAAAGAGGTGAACGTATCAATCGATACTCCTAAAGTGGATGTGGAAATCACTAAAACTGAGGATACCTTCACTGCTGATGTTGACACCAAGCGTGTAGACATCCATGTGGAGAAATCTGCAGATAAATTCACTTTGGAAATCGAGGTAGACGACAAGAAGGAGTACGAGGTAATCGCAACTGGACTGAATCCAACTATGCCCAAAGGGACTATTTGGAAGGTTACAGGCGAACTTCTGAAAATTTTTATGCGCAAAGGGATTGCAAAACTTAAAAAATAACAGGAAATGATTACTCAGGTAGGCGACTTTACAGGTAAATACGAACTGCATACGGGCATCTATGACTCAGCGAAATTACAGGCATACATCGATAAATACGAGCCGTTGTATATGAATGAGTTATTTGGGGCTACACTCTATGCTTCCTTCGTTGCGGACTTAGACCAACAAACAAATGAGCCTAAGTCGCCTAACTTCCTGTTTTTTTATAATTCCTTCGCGGAAGACGTTCACATTTATCGAATGCTTATTTCCAATGGTATTCCTGAAATGCTCTTAGGCTTCATTTACTTCGAATACGTCAAGGACACGATGAATACGATGACTCCATTCGGCAATACGATTGCCCGTAGCGAGTTATCTCGACTTTCATCAACTCTAAACACCTTGATGTACAATCGATACAATGAGGCAATTAAGACGTTCACTGCCATTCGGGATTACATTTTCCTAAACTACAACAATATGCCAATGGGTCAGGCTATTGATGGGGAAATCTCCATAACCAATCAGGGTACGGGTTACTCTACAACTGGATTTGCAAATGCAGTTCCTGTTTCGGGAAGGGCTTTGACTGCAAGTGTTGATTCCGCAGGTACGGGATATGCCACTAACAATGGCGTTCCTGTCATCGGAGGCTCAGGAGCAGGGATGTTGGTTGACTACGTTGACGATGGCTCAGGTGGGGTGGCTTCCATTACTATTGTGGACGGAGGCTCAGGATATTTAGTGGGTGATGTTGTAACCATTGATGATGGAAACGATGACGCTACACTGACTATCGATACGGCTACGCAAATCATCACTGGAAGTGGATTGAAGGTTGCCTATGTGGCAAACGGCATCGGTGAAATCATGACTACTACTGCAGGTGCAACAGGTTCGGGATACACAACGGCAACTCAGGTGCCAACTACGGGTGGCTCAGGTAATGGGTGCTTAGTCAATATTCAGGACGATGGTGCAGGGGGTGTTCTTTCTTACACCATCGCGGATGGTGGGACAGGATACGCAGTGGCTGATGTGGTGACTATTGATGCAGGAAATCAAGATGCGGACTTCATTGTAGCAAGTGTTCAAAATGGGGAAGTTATCTTGATTCAGGTTCAGAACTCCAATAAGGGTATCGGCTACAAAATAGGGGACGTATTTGCCCTTCCAAACGATGGGGACGGGGCATGTTTGTATGAACTTGACTACGTGGGTATTGGTGACATTACCCTGTACAATGGTAAGGAAAAACTAATGGCATACTGGATATGACAAACGAGGTATCAAATATCATCAAGTCCCTGTGTACTTCTCTTGACGTTACAGTGTTCGGTGTTTACGACTCCAACGCTGACAAGACGTACATCTGCAATACAAAGTGGATGAAGGTGGGGCAAATCGTAGAGGACTCCAACGATGAGAAATACCGAATCCTGACCATTGAGTACAACGAGTGGATAACGTGGGAGCCTGTTGACCCGAATAACCAAAATGACTTAGAAGGGGTTATTACCCTTCCAACTCCATATTGGGTTACGGGAACGCAATTAGCAGCGAATAGAGAGTGGACTATCAGTACGCCTAACCTTAGTGCCAAGTTACCATTAGTTTGGCTCTTAGAAGTCCTGAGAATGCGTAAATACGGCATGGAAAGTACATACGACTTCGATGCTGATGTACGGATGTTCTTCCTTGATGAGACCAATGTGGTTCAATACTGTACGGAAGACCACCGAAACAACGTCATGTATCCGATGGAAAAGTTGTGCGAGGAATTCCTAAACGTAGTGAACGAAGATGCT